TACTCGAAATGACCGACCTCAAGCTCACACCCATCCAGCAGACGCTGTACGATCTGCTGGCGTGCAACGGCGACGTGTCGTTCGTGGACATCTATCTGGCGGTCGGCGGCGATCCCGAGAAGGCCAACGACACCGATCCGAACACCCGTCACTACGCCCAGAGCTGGATCAGCTCCTACATCATCCGGCTCAACCGCCGACTGAAGAACCACGGCCAGAAGATCGTGCCGGGCCGAGTGAAGCGGACCTACTGCCTGTCGCGCAACGCCTAGGGGCCCGGCCAGATGTCGGGGGACAAACTTCACTGGGCGTTGCAGATGGCCGAGCGGGGCCGTCCTGTATTCCCTGTCGAGAAGGGTGCTTCAAAACCGCCACTCCTAAAGGACTGGCCAAACAAGGCGACGACTGATGAGCAACAGATCAGAGAATGGTGGAGCCGCTGGCCGGACGCCAACATCGGCATCCACTGCACGGGACTCATTGTGGTCGACGTGGACATCAAGAACGGAAAACAAGGAGAAGCATCCGCCGCAGCTCTGGGCCTTTCCGAGGATACCTTTTCGGTCACGACTCCCTCGGGTGGGCGGCACCTATATTTTCGAGGACCCAACGTTGCAAACACTATCGAGCAGTTGGGGCCGGGATTGGATGTCCGGTCCGACCATGGATATGTCGTCGGCCCTGGATCTACAGTGGGGGGAAAGGATTACCTTATCCGGTATGACACCGGAATCGCTGAAGCGGATGCAGGACTTGTCGGACGCCTACAAGCTCTCAATGGAACTCGACATCCATCGGATGCTGACCGGGTATCAACCCCCGTCGTCCCGCTGGACGCGCCTGCGGCGGTGGCTCGGGCGGAAGCTTTCCTTCTGGAGGCACCCCTCTCGATAGAGGGCGTCGGCGGCGATCAGACCGCCTATCGGGTCGCCTGCACCCTGAAGGACTTCGGGCTCTCGGAGTTCACCGCCTGGGAGCTGATGTCTGGCGATTGGAACGACCGCTGCAGCCCACCCTGGTCGCTGGAGGAACTGGAGCAGAAGGTCCGCAACGCCTACGCCTACGGCCAACGCCCACCGGGCATCGAGTCGCCCGAGCTAGGGTTCAAGGACGTCAAGATCGAACCGCCGCCCCGCACCGGCCGCAAATGGCACTATCCCGACGACGAGCTGCATCTCAACCAGAACTGGCTGTTCCACAAGCTGCTGCCTGCCACGGGCTTCGCGGTGCTCGTCGGGACGACCGGGGCGGGCAAGACCTTCGTCATCGCCCATCTGGTGCGCTGTCTCGGATTGGGACAGGCCTTCTTCGGCGTGGATCCAGAGGAACGCGGCGCGTCGTTGGTGCTGTTTGCCGGCACCGAGGGCTCAGGCTTCGCCCACCGCATCGCCGCCATGCAGGAAACCGAGACGATCCCGGTGGCCTTCACCCATGTCTCCGGACTGCGGCAGCGCGGGGCCCTGGACGCACTCCTGGCCGATCTGCAGGACCAGCAGGCCTACATGCTTCAGAAGTTCGGCGTGCCGCTGCGCGTGGTGTTCCTGGAGACGCTGTCGGCCTCCGGGCTGATCGACAACGAGAACGACAACGCTGTGGTCGCCCAAGCCGTTGAGAACCTGACGACGATCGGGCGGGCGCTGGGCGTGCTGTTCGTGACGACGCACCACCCGCCCAAGCACGGCGAGGGTACGCGCGGCGCCGAGGCCCTGCCATCCAACAGCGACTATGTCCTAGAGATCACCCGCTATCAGAAGGCCCAGGTCCGCGAGATATCACTGACCAAGGCCCGCAACGCCGCCGAGCGGAAGCTGGGGACCTTCTCCCTGGTGGAAGTGGAGATCGGCCGCGACGACAAGGACCGGCCGGTCACCAGCATGGCCATCTCCACCGGCGACATCGCCGCGGCGACCAGGGAAAAGAAGGTCAAGCACGCCGGGCTGTTCCTGGAGTGCATCGACGACTGCATCATCGCCGACGATGTCGAGACCGTCGACGTGAACGGTGTGCCGATGGTCGATCTGGAATCCGTCAAGGAACAGTTCAAGATCCGCAGCGGCGTGGCCGACGCCCGCAATCGCCGCCGCTATTTCTCGGAAGCCCAGGCCCATGCAGAGGGCCTTGGACTGATCGCCGTCGTCCCGCACATGGGCGACACCCTCATCTGCCGGAAGGAGATCACGCTGTGATCGAAGAAGCTGGACAGCTTTTCGTTCGTATTTTCATCAGCGACGGGTCCTACGCCGACGCTAAGCTGATAGGGACCTGGGATGCCTTCGTGCATCAGCTCGTCACCCATGGTTGCGTCATCACGTCCAACATCTGGATCAATAGGGTCTCGATCACGAAGATGGTTCTGATGACTACGGTGGACGCCAACTTCGATGCGCCCAACGTGATCGCTTTTCCCGAGCCGAAGGGCAGCGCGTGATGGCTGACCGTTACGCGCCAGGTGTTCCTGAATCCCATCGCAGAGCGCCGACAGTCGGCCATGAGCGGCGTGGCGGCAATAAGCAGATCGCCATCCGCTTTGACCCGGAGACTTTCGCGCAGATCGAAGCCTTGGCAGTACGGGACCGCGTCAGCTTCGCCGAGAAGGTCCGCCAGCTCGTCGAGTGGGGCCTGGAAGCATGAGCAAGGGCGTTTATTATAACGAGTTAGACAAGCACAAGGTCATGTGGCTGCGCCACCTGATCGAGGAAAGCGCTATCGCCAAAGGGATCGTCGATGACAGACCTATCCAATCCGTCCAGCCCGACGACCTCAAGGGCTTCGACCAGCATCACTTCTTCGCCGGGATCGGAGTCTGGAGCTACGCCCTGCGCCGCACCGGATGGCCTGACGACGAGCCTATCTGGACCGGAAGCTGTCCCTGCGGCCCGTTCTCGGTCGCGGGCCTCCAAAAAGGATTCGATGACCCTCGGCACCTTTGGCCGGAATGGTTTCGGCTCATCGGCGAGTGCCGGCCTGACCGCATCCTTGGTGAGCAAGTTGCAGCAGCGGGTGCGTGGATCGATCTTGTACAATCTGACCTGGAAGGCCACGGTTACGCCTTCGGGTCGCCTGATCTTCCGGCTGCGGGCTTCGGGGGCGCGCACATCCGCCAGCGCTTTATGTGGGTGGCCGACGCCGACAACGCCCAGTGGTGGGCAGAGCAATCCCCCTGGCACGACGGCCACTGGCCAGCGACCGGACGGGTCGAAGGCTACGGTCACCTTGGGCAATGTGGCCCTGACGGCTGGCTGGCCTACGCCGATGGCGGGCACACCGGCGCAGAAGGGCTACAACGAAGCGGGCAACACGGACAGCAGCAGCAGACGAACTACCCTATTAGCGGGTTGGACGACGCCTACGAAGCCGGAAGGCGGCCAGATGCAGAAGTATTCACAGGGTGGAAGCCCCTTGCCGTACCAAGCAGCATTGGCCGGCTGGGCAACAACAACAACACGGGACCACAAGTCGGATCGCTCCGTCCTGACGAGCGAGGAGCTATACGGCTCCAAGGGCCAGCCGTTGGCGCGCCAGGTCTTCTACACGGATGCGACTGGTTGTTCTGTACGGACGGCGTCTGGAGGCCTGTTGAACCCGGCACATTCCCGCTGGCTCCAACGTCTCCCGGTCGTGTGGGACTCCTGCGGGGCTATGGCGACGCCATCGACGCGGAAACGCTGACCGAGTTCATCGGCGCCTACATGGACTGCTGCACCGACGCCTTCCTTAGCTGAAGATGTCGATCACTTCTTCCACGACGACCACATCGTCGTTGCTCTGGGCCTTCTTGATCGCGGCCTGGACCTTGGAGAACCCGTCGTCCTGCGCCGGCCGCAGAAGCTGATCGCGCACCCGCGCCGTAGTCGTGAAGATCGACTGAGCGACCTGCTGCTTGAGCTGAAGAACTTTGCCGAAGTTCTTGTCGTCCGTAGCCGGGATCGGCATGGCCAGGATACCCTTGGCCACGGCCAAGGCGCCGCGCAGCAGCTCGGCGAAGTCGTCGGCCGCCGCTAGAATATCATGTTCGATGCGTAGCCGTGCTTCTGGACTTCGGGCAACTGCGTCTTCAACCGCTGCCCGATATCCGGTCTCCAGAAGGGGGATGCCGGGACCTGTATCTTCTCCAAGGTCCGGTACGCTCGCCCGCGGGCCTGGCGCACGCTTTCCCCCAGACCGCTTGCTATCAGGACGTAGTCCCCCGCTGTCAGCCAGCACGGTTTTTCTTGGACGTCCTGGTCCACGTCGCACGGGGCCGAGCCCATCATCACCCCGCACGGATGCAGGTTCTTTTCCATCGACGGCGTGATCCCCTGAAGAGGAACCCCTACCATGTCCTCGATCGCCGTCTTGCCGTAGGGGAAGCCCGGCAAGGCCATCACCACTCCCGTCGAGAGCGTTCCGAGCTGCCAGGGCCGCGAGTCGCGCCCGGCGCAGAGGCTTGCCAGCCATTCGACGCTATCTCCTTTGTTGAGCGATTGCTGAATGTTGAAGGTAGGCCAACCGGGACGCATCGTAAACTCCAGCGGCCAGGGGTCGCCGTCCTCGTCGATGATGCAGTTGACGTCGACATAGCCGGTGTGGCCGGTGGCGACGATGGCGGCTTCCAGGGGCTTCAGGACCTTGTCGGCCAACTTGGACTTGGCGACGAAGCGGACGACGGTTCCCATCTCCCCGCAGTTGGGACCGAGATCGCCGGCCATCAGCTTCTTGAACTCCCAGTTCTCACACCAGCCGCTGTTGAAGCCGTGCGGCCCGATGAAGGCCCCCACCGCCATCTCGCAGCCGCCGATCTTCTCCTGGAGGATGAAGGACCCTTTGAGCTTGTCCTGCTTCTTCCACTTCTGGATCATGTAGATCAGATCAGCCGGCGTCTTGCCCACGTAGCTGAGGGATTTGTCGCTCTCGTCGTAGGAGGGCTTGGAGACGAAGGCTCGGCCTTCCTTCTTGATGTAGGCGATGGCGTCGTCGTAGCGGCTGAACTCGCGGAAGGGCGGGACGGGGATGCCGTGCTTCTTGAAGATGTCCTGCCCGGTCTTGCGGTCCAGCTCCCACGTCGCCGACAGACAGGTGGCGCCGACCACCGGGACACCTTGTTTTCTCCAAGCGTCGATCTCCCGCAGGTAGTGGGTGTTGTCGGCCAGCATGACGACGTCGGCCCACTTGATATGCTCGCGCCAATCAGCGACGCGGGTGACCAGGCCCTTGCCGACGTCGTTGTTCCGCGGCTCGCGCTTGAAGAACCACCTTACAAGATGCCCGTCCGCCTTCGCGCGCATGCAGAAGTCCAGGCCTCCATCAGTGCCCCAGTAATCCAGATAGAGCAGCTTCATTCGAACAGCGCCTTCACCCTGGCCTCGTAGTCGTTCCAGTCGACGCCGAGCTCGGTGGACACCCACTTCTCCACCGCTTCGGCGAAGACGTGCTCCCGATGATACGGCGCGTCGTCCAGGGAACCGGGATCGTCGGCGTCCGGATGGGCTTCGTCGAACGCCTTGACGTCCGGCTCGGCGATCCCCCGCACGTCACACAGCGACGCCTCCACCAGCTCATGCAACGCCACCAGCAGGTTCATCCGCCAGTCGCCCAGGTCGGCGACCTGGATCACCATGCTGCCCTTGCCGTCCGTCAGCCAGTCGCCGGCCGTGGCGTAGCGCATCAGGTGGAAGGGCACGACGTCGATGATGATCTTCACTGGTCCAGGCCTTTCAGGAGATTCTCCAGGGGGTCTTTCTTCTCGCGGCCCTTGGCCGTCCGCCGCCCATATTTTTGACGCTTAGCCTTCTGCACGTCGGGATCGACGGTGGGCAGGTCCACACCGAATACGCGGCCGGCGCTCTGGGCGGCCCCGCCGGGCTTCAGGGCCCCGATGCCCAGCTCCAGGGGATATAGGGGCTGCGCGGCGTACTCCGCACCTTCGGCGGCCTTGCCTAAGGGCGAGGCTTCCGGCTCGACGATGTTCTGACCGCTGTAGGCATAGCGGTTATTCTTGACCTCCATACCCTTCTCGATCAGCGGGGCGGGCGTGATGAAGGACGACAGGGCGCCGGACCAGTCCTTCTCACCCTTGGACAGTTGGTTCACCGCGTCGAGCGGCGTCATCTCGCCGCCGCGGCTGACGCGGGCTTGGTCGTTGCCCGAGACCTTCTGCACGGCCTTGTCCATCAGCGGATAGAGGAACAGCGACAGGATACCGAGCACGGCGATCTTGCCGGCGATGTCCGCCCGCTCGGCCGGCGTGGCGTCCTTGGAGGCGATCTTGGCCATCTCGCCCAGGGCCTTGAACTTGCCGTAGGTGTAGCGCCCGAACTGCAGGTAGGTCCCGTTCTTGACGAACTGGCTGAAGGCCCGCGACTTGAGGACCTGGGGCGGGACGCGGTAGTTGGCGATCCACTTCTCGGCCTCACTGATGGCCTTGCGGCTCGACATGCCCTTCTGCTCAAGCTCAAGCTGCCGCTGCAGCATCAGCATGTCACTGGCGCTCCACAGGGCCTTGTGTGAGGCGTCGTATAAGGCTTTCGTTATGTCCACCGGCATCCCGAAGGCCTTCTGGATCGTGGACTTCAGCTTCGGGTCGGCCTCGATATTGTTGCCGGTCAGCTCCAGCATCGACTTATAGAAGTCCTTGGTGGCGGTATCGCCGCTCATCAGCGCCGAGCCTTCGCGCAGCATCTGCCGGTACTTCGGTCCTAGCGTCAGGACCTCGTTCATGGCCTGGCTCCCGGTTCTCATCAGCCGGGGATAAGCGCCGGGGTCCATCCAGTCCCAGCCCCGGCCCACCGTCCACATGGTCCCGACGTTCTTGACGTGCGGGATCGGCGTGATGAACAGCGACGCCGTCATCATCTGATTGACCTTCGACAGGATGCTGTCCAGGGGCTCGTCAGGACCAGGGTAGTAGTCCTTCACGGCCTCCGCTACGTCAGGGCTCCAGGAGTAGCCGTCGAGTTGCGGGATGTGCGGCAGGGTCTTGAAGCCATCAGGAGCTTTGGAGTTGGCCCCGACCTTGACCATCTGGCCCTGCTCGTTCTTGAAGTAGTGATAGTCACGGTGCGCCAATCCGGCATCCGTTAGATTCTTTTTCAGCTCGTCCAGGACTTGCAGATTGCGGTCGACACGCCGCAGCCGGGCCACGTTGTCGATCGTGTTGGCCAGGGCGTTCTTGTGGTACTCCAGCCCCGGCCTGTTCTTCTCAATCTCAGCCGTGGTCGCCGGTCGCGTCGAAGTGTAGGGCCGACCCTTGATGTCCGTCTCGTTAACCTCCGGAGCAAAGTGGGTCTTGCCGTCCTGGTCGGTGACCATGAAGCCCGCGGTGCGCTGCTTCTGGGCCTGGGCCTTGGACACCAGCGACCGCTTGCCCAGGATCGGGTCCTTGGGCTGTGCGCCAGGGCCGCTGTCCATCAGCGGCGACTGGCCCTTCACCCGGCGGGCGACATAGCCCTGGTCTTCCAGATAGGGCTCTAGCTCCGGGTCGCCGCGCGCCCTGATCTTGTTGATGAGGGAAGTCTGTTCCTCGTAGTACGGGCGCATGGCGTCCATGGCCGGCTGAAGATGCTCAGGGATGACCGCGTTGGGGTCGACCATCTTCTGCTCGATAGCATGGTAAAGTTCCTCCTGGATCTTCGGATCGCGGACTTCTTCCGGCATGGCCTTGATCGCCTGGGCCAGCTCGATCCGGTCGGCCGTGGCATGGCCCCCGAGCCGATACAAGGCGTTGTCCACCCGCTCCACCGGATCGGTCTCAGCGCCGACCACAGGTCCTGCTACGTGCTCGGAGGCCTTGGGCTTCGGAGCCTCCATGAAGCTGCTGAGATCGGGAGCGGCCTTCGGCTTGCCCATGAACTCCGACAGATCAGGGGCTGGCTTAGCCGTCGCTGCAACGGGCGCTTCGGCTTTCAGAGCTTCGCCGGCCTTGGCGGCTTTGCCTTCTCCGCGCATCAGTCCCCGCGCGGCGTTCAGGCCTTCGGCGACCTTGGCCGCGCCTGCTTCCGGAGCCCCGGCCAGCAGTGCTGTGTCGATGTCCTTTTGCGGAAGGCCGGTGGCCTGGCTGAGTGGCTTTCCGCTGACGCTCTCCAGCGCCGCACCTACGGCGGCGCCCGGCACGGCCAGGGTGTCTAGGATTCCGGGAGGGCGACCACCAGTCTTCTGACCGCGGTACTTCTCCATGAACTTGTGGCCTTCAGCTTGGGCGGCTGCGGCTGCGTCCTTGATCGGGTGCGGCATGTCCGGGACGCGCGGCATATGCGCGCCCTCGAAACCGGGGACAGCGGTTTTCATGGTGTCGACGTCAGCGCGGTAGGTGTCCTTCAGCTTGCCCATGAAGCCGCTGAGATCAGGACCAGCAGGTTTGGCCGCTGGCGCTGCGGTCTTCGGCGGCGTCATGAACGACGACAAGTCCGTCCCGGCGGGCGGAGCTGAGGGTTTCGCCGGTACTATAAATTGGGACAGGTCTGCGTCGGCCATGGCAGGCCTACTTCAGTCCGCTGGTGTCGTATCCCTGATCGTCCAGGTGCTTCTTGGCCGCGGCCTTGTTGGCGGCAGGGACCTGCTTCCACTGGTCTTTGGTCGACGACGGGAGCGGCGTACCCTCGGCCTTATTCATGCCGATACGAGCGGCTTGCACACGGGCCTTGGCCCCGACGTCGGCGACGCTCGCCCTGCCTGCGACGTTGGTCTTCGCCACGTCTTCGCGAGAGCCCGCGCCGAGCTTAGCGGCGTCTGTTCGCGCGCCGGCCCCGATCTTCGCTACAGCTTCCCGTGACCCCGCACCGATACCTGCGGCTGCGGTCCGCGCGCCGGCATTGGTGCTGGCCACGGATTCGCGTGATCCGGCCGCGATCTTGGCGGCGTCGATCAGCTCTTTGATCTTGTCCTGCTGCTCCTGCATCTGCGCCTGGATACGGGCCTGGGCTGTTTGGCGCTGCTCGTCCACTTTCTCCGACGCGATCTGGGCAGCGTTCTGCGCCTTCATCGTCGCTTCCTGAAGGCTGATCTGGGCCTTCATCACTTCGTTGGCCGAGGTCATGGCCACGCGGGTGCTGCTGTCGAAGCCCTTGGCCTGCTCGATCATCTGGTCGACGGCCAGAGCCGCCGCGCGCGGATTGGACTTCAGCGACGGATCGGCCTTCAGCAGCGAGGCGTACATGGCGTGAACCGAGTTGCCGATGTCCTGCTGGAAGTTGCCGGTCTGAGCGGCGGCTCCCGACAAGCCGGGTTTGCCTTGAGGCGCAGGGGCGGGCCCAGCGGGCGCTGGAGCTGGTCCGGCGGGTGCTTCGCCACCTTGAGGCGCTGGCATGGGCGCAGCCCCGCCAGGGGGGCCTGCGGGCGGCGGGGGAGGCGGTGCGCCGCCATTCGGTTGTCCAGGTTGCGGTGCCGGTCCAGCGCCCATCCCTGGAGCCCCTGGCGGCATCGGTGACGCGCCGGGCATCGGAACAGGCGTCGGCTGTCCACCAGCGCCCGCAGGCGGTCCCGCGCCGCCCCCTTGGGCCAGGGCTTCGGCCCCGGCCAGGCCTTCTTTGCCGCGAGCGGCCAGGGCTTGCTGTTGGAGAGCCTGCAACTTGGCGGCATCTTGCCGCTGCTTCATGATGGACCCTTGGTCCATCCCGGAAGCGACACCGCCTGCGAAAGATCCCCAATCCATGATGCTACGCCGCCATAGGAGCAAAGGAGAACATGCTGGTCAAGCTGCCGAACAACTGACCGAACCCGGCAGAGCTGGCGGCGGCGGCCTTATTGTTGTCAGCTATGGCTTGATCGGATACCGACGTCGCGCCTTGACCGATCTGCAGATAGGTCCCTTGATCGGCGGTCCCGGTCTGCGTCAGAGCGTTGGCCGCGTTGGTCCCGCTGATCTGCGATCCCAAGGCGCCGAGACCGGCTTGCTGCTGCTGCAGGAACAGGTCGTAGGGAAGCTGCGCGGCGGTGGCCATGGTATTCAGGCCCGCCGTCCCAAGATTGGACGCCGTAGTCGCCGCCGTGCCGGCCGTGTTGATCCCGCTGTTCAGGGCGTTGGACGCCGTGTTGGTCAGATTGGACACATTACCAGCCGCCGTGGTCGCTGCCGAGTCGTAGGCCCCCAACGCCGCGATCTGGCGGGCGAGTTGCTGCTGCTGCCAATTGATGTTGAAGTTCTGGTTGGACTGCGACGTCAGCCCAGCGCCATAGGGTGAGCCCGCCGTTCCGCTCATCGACTGGATGGCATTCTGCTGATCGAGGTTCTGCTGTTGCTGCTGATTGTAGAGCGCGTTCTGCGGGTCGAAACCCGTCATCAGCGTCTGCAGCCCAGCGGCCAATTCCGGATTGGACGTGATCGGGATATAGCCGCTGGCCGTGTTGGCGTAGTTCTGCCCTTGTGTTCCCGCCAGGGAGGATAGCGCCGACAAGTCCTGGGCGGACTGGAGCTGCTGCGGCGCGACTTGGCCGGTGGCCGCCGACGCCGCGCCCTGCGCCCCGGTCATGGCCTGGCTGTAGTAGGGATTGTTGACGACGTTGTTAGCGATGGCGCCGAGCTGCGGCGTGACCTGGCTAGAGAGCTGCGTCCCCGTGTTCTGCAGATTCTGCGCGCCGGTCTGGAACGAGGCGTCCGCACCGGCTTGGTTGGCCGGTTGGTAGGCCGTGGGCGCCTGCTGAGAACTGCCACCCATCGGTCTTAGAGCCCTCTATAGAACCAGGATAAACAGGCTTTCATAGGGAACGTACCCCGCCCGCTTCATCAGAGCGGCCATCCTAGCGTGGCGCTTGGCATCTGTCGAATTGACCGTCTTCACGGCCTGGACGACGTAGGTCACGCCGAGCGGGCGCAGGGCCTCGGTGGCGAAACGCAGAAGCTTCATGGCGTTCCAGCCCTTCCGCTCGGACGGATCCAGGTAGAGGGCGGTGTTGTCGGCCCGCAGGGCGACCTGCTGGGAATCGGGCCGGATGAAGTAACCGGCGTAGCCCACCAGCTTGCGCCCACGGCGGGCGGATATGCCGACGAACTCCTTGCGCCGTTCCGCCATCTGATAGGCGTCCCAGCGGACCCGCAGCGGCATCTTGTCCTGATAGGGGTTGACCTCGACGCCGTTGAACGTGGCCAGGTCTTCCAGGCCATCGGCCAAGGCTTGGCCCAACGTCTCGACGGCGAAGGTCAGATCAGCTTTCTTCGGCATCGGCTTCCGGCCGCTTCACGTCGACCACCAGATGCACACGCGGGTAGGCGCTGAAGTTGGTCTCCGAGTGCAGGATGCGATGCTCGACGACGTTGAGCACGCCGACCGCCAGGAGCTCCCGGTGGAAGCCCGAGTAGCTGTAGCAGTCCGGCGCCGGGACCATGCAGGTCCGCGTGCGGATGTGGGCCTGGGCGTAGTCGTCCTCGAACTGCTGCCAGGGCGTTCCGTGGCCGCCGGGGAGCATCTCGATCCAGACCTTGCCGAGCTGCGGCGTGTCGGTCTTCAGCAGGGCGCCCGCGCCGGCCTGGATGCGGGCGAGCGCGCCGCGGGCCGACTTCCATTCCTTAAGGATGCGATGATCGACGACCGTGTCATCCAGGGGATCGTCAGGGTTGTGCCCCCGTAGGACCAGGATGCCGTCCTGCATCCGCTCCTTGTACTTCACCAGATAGTGGGCGGTGAAGACCGACAGATCGATGAAGCCTATGGGCTGGATCACGACGACCACAGATCCGCTTCGGCGGCGCGGCGCGTCACCAGTCCGTGCAGAATCTTCGGCGGCTGACCGGCGTAGATCCACCGACTGAACTGCGCCGCGCAGTTGAGCTGCCCGGCCTTAATCATGGCGCAGAGGGTCGAGCCCTCGAACGCTCCGGAGCCCAGATTGAAGGTGAAATCCAGCAGCGCGGACCATTGGCCATCCGTCAGGGCGTCGACTGTGGCGTCCCCCAGGATCGCTCGAAGCTCGATCGACACGATGTTCAGATCGTCTCCGGCCAGGGCTTCGGCGTGCGGCTCTGTGATGGTGGCGTCCCAGAGGGGATCGCCGGGCTTGAGCTTGTGACCGTAGCCGATAGTGGGCAGACCGATTGGATCGGGACTGCGCGCGGGTATGAAGCCTTCGGACGTCTTAACGAGGTCCAGGGCCGCCTGAGGGACGGCGCGGGCCATCAGGCTTCGCGCGGGCCGAGGGTGCCGGGGGTCGGAGCCGTACCCGAGCGCGTCGAATCAGCGTTGACCGAAGGACCCTTCGGTAGAACGCGCGAGGCGTCCTGGGTCGGGGGAGGCGCGCGGGTCACTTCCTTGAACGGATCGGAGTTGGACATGTCAGTCTCCTATAGCTTTGATGTCTTTGTAGTCCGGTCCGGAGTGTCTGACAATCAGGCCTGAACTTTCCAGGAGCTGATGGAGCTGCCTGATCTCGCCGCGCAGATCGGCGCTCTCGATATCGCGGGCCGTCAGTTGAGCCTTCAAGTCCGAAACGGTCTGCTGGAGCGCGATCCGTTCGTGCTGCAAATCCTTGACTAGGCCGCTGAAGCCGTTGTTCAGGGCGGTCTGCACCGCGGCCTTGCCGACCAAGTGATTAGCCAGCCACAGACCAGAAGCCCCGAGAGCGGCAGTGACAGCAGCGGAAATCGCCGCAATCATGCCAGCGTCAGCATTAGGTTGGCCCACTGCGCTTGTCCGCACCATCCAATTCGTCCTAGCCGAAGAAGGCGGTTAGTTGGACACCAAGCAGGCGCTGACCACCGTAGCGTTCAACGCGGCAGACGCGGAATTGTTCTGGATGACGAAGGTGAAGGACCCGGCGCCCGGCGTGATGACCGCGTCGTAGGGGACGCCGGTCCCGGCATACCCGATCACGTTGCAGTAGATTTGCGAGGCTGCGGTCACCGAAGCATCGGTCACCGTCATGGCCGCTGACACCACACCGGCGTCGGCCGTGGTCAGGCCGGTGACTGAGACGTTGATCCGCGTGCCCTGGCAGGTCGCGGTCGTGGTCCCCGTGCAGGCTACCAGGGGGGCCTGGAGGGCGTTATTGGCGTTGATGCTGGTGACGACCGCGTTGGCCGCCGAGTTGGGCGTGTCCAGCGGCTGATTGTAATAGGCCAGAGGCGAAGCGAAGGCCGGGGCCGCCGCGAGCATCAGAAGGGCGGCCAACAGGCCTCGGAACAGCTTCATCTTGGATCTCCCCAGAAGGTGCGCGAACAGTCGCACAGCTTCGCTGGTTCTGCAAATGTTGGCCAAGGCGACTAAAAGCCGTTCGCGGCCATCCAGTTCTTAACCCAAGTGGCGATGCCGGTGTAGCCATTGGTAAAATTTGGGTTGGCCGCACTCGTAGCGTTCTGTCCTGGGTGGATCACATCAACTGCCGTGAAAGCAGAACTACTGATATGGGTTACTGCCGTGGTCGAGGCATAGCCCCGAGTGCAGGTGTACGACCCGCTGGAGCCACCGGAAATGAATACCTTCTCGGAGCCCACCGTCACGACGTTGCCGTTAGCTAGGGCTGCGGTCGTCGTAAACGCGCAGGTGCTTGTGTCTGCTATCGCACCGGTCGTGCCGCTAAGGTCCCCAGCGCGCAGAGAATAAGGCGGAACATCGTGGCCGTGGTCGATGACGTCAGCAGCGTTAGAGGGGTCGTAGGCATTTATTAGGTTGGTCCGGATATCAATCACGTGGGAGCCGTAGGCCGAGATAAGCGCGGCATTCAGGGCAATGATCGAGTTGTAGTCCGCCTGCCCCGACCACTGGGTCGTCTCAGCGTCGTTGAGCAGCGTCATGACCATCCAGCAGGTCGTGTAGCTTTGGGCCGTCGCTACCGATGCTGCGATATCCGCCAGAACTTGGGTGGGCGCGGTGAGGCCATTGTTGATCCCCTCCTCGATGACGATGCAGCCGTTGAGCTGGGTCCGCGTGACGGGGGTCCAATTAGTTCCGGCCGAGACAGAAATGGGCGAAGCGGGGAAGTTGATCGGCGTGAAAAGGTAGAGATGGGTTCCAGGGTCGATACAATAGCCCAGGTAGGGCGTGCCCGAGAGAACGACTTGAAGAATGATGCCGGGGGCAAATGCGCGATAACAGGGATCGTAGAACGCCGGAAAGTGGACAGCGACTTGGCCGCTCGTCGGAAGGGTGAACCCGACATCGAACGTTTGCTGAGTCTGGCCAGGATAGGCGTTCATCCGCACGGCGATCTGGCCAGAACCCTGGCCGCCGATGCCGTTATTGTTGACGATGAACGTTGGCTTCTGGCCCAGCAATTGCCCTGGCCAAGTGACGCCGCTGCCGTCTTGATTTCCCGCAGTGATGCTGTCGCCGAAACCCGAGACTTGGCCTTGAGACAAGCCCGCGCCAGGCGAGATACTCTGCGCGCAAGCGCCAAAGCTAACCGCCCAACTAAGAACAAGACATAGAAGGAATCTAGCGATCACGGTCATATCCCTAGTGCTGGAAGCAATGATAGTCGATCTTTTCACCCGTCGTCGCCGTCTGGGTAATCGTGATCGCGGTGGTGGAAATGGTATAGGCGAACGCCAGGAGCTGGGTTTGCGGCGTGACGGTACAAAATGGTGCATTAGTCTTTGCGCTAGCGAAGGTGATGACTAGAGAGGTTCCCGATGTGCCAGTGGTCGCCTCGCCTGCCGTGTCTGTCGAGCCTGAAGCGATAGTGGGCGTACCCGTGCCGGTTACGGTGGGGATGGCCCCTAAGGCAAAGACGCCTAGAGGAGCGGCACGAAGCGCTTCGGTCGCGGTCCCCGAAACATCCACGATTAACGAAACATCTCCGGCCGCGTCCGCACCAATCCCTGCTTTCGCGTCCGCACGATTGGGGGAAAAGGTGGGTAATGTTGCCGTTGCCCCCTGCCCCTGTAGGCGGAAACTCGTTGCAGTGGAGGAAAGCAGATCGACATATACGATCGTCCCAAGCGTGCCCCATTGCTGCACCCGCGTCCCGCTCGCGATCATGACAGGATTGCTTAGCGCGGCGGCGCCGAGGCCAGTTGTGGCATCTCCCTTGTCTGGAATAATCGTGGGAACCGTTGCCGACGTAGCGACATTGGCTAACTCGAAACTATCCGCTGCTTGACCGGTGACTGTGCCCACCGCACAGATGATACCGGGAGCACACCCGCCGCCAGCGTTGATCGTTTGGGCTTCAGCCGCACCGGCAAAGGCAAGGAGAGTTAGGACGCTTGCGAAGGCTCTCATTGGTAGACCGCCGAAAAGGCGTGGCCTGTGGTGGGAGCCGTGATGGTGATTGCGTCCGTAACGACAATGCTACCGCTGGCGCAACTGAACGTGCCGCCTGCTAGAATAGTGAACGGCGCAGCCATCGTGCCCACCTTGACTGACAGGACCTCGGTCGCCGTGGTGGGGTTCTGGATCAAGCATCCCTTGCGTATAGAGCTAGCGGCGATGGCCGTTTGATATGTGCCACCAAGGGTGACGGTGCCGGAAGCGTCAGTAGATGTGGCTCCAGCAGGTGCAGGTTGGACACTGCCGCTGGAGTCCACACAGAGCCGCGAAGCTAGACTCGTTGTCAGGCTGTAGTAGCTGCCATTGACCGGGCTATTGTTTGGCGACCCGCAGGTCGTCAGAGCTTGCGCCGGTGTACCGGCCTGAGCCAGCGCCACGGCCGGCGCGATCAGCAGCCAGGTCAGGGCTCCTAAAGCAGCGAATAGACGGCGCATTCCAAATCTCCTGTCGCGATCGGCAGCGTAGCCGTATCGGCCTTCGTCGTCAAAATCCCTAGCCTGCACCCCGCACCCGGAAGGCGCCGGTCAAGGTTCCCGTGGAGGGAACAAGTTTGATGTGGGTGGGGACCCCGTAGCCGGGAACGATCTGTCCGTTCACTATTATACTCAAGTCGGAGTTGCCTCCACCCTGCCAAAATTGGCCTATAGTGCGGAAGCTAGTGCCGAAGCCAGCGGTTAGCGGACCGAAAATAGAGAAGGTCCAGTCATTGGCTTTGCTTGCAGTATTGTCCATCGCCGTAGTGACAAGAGGAACCGATGTAGTTCCTATGGAATAGTTGGCGCCGGCCGCGTTGTTCCAGGTTAGCTGCGACCAAGCGTAATCCGTTGGACCGGTCTTATACGTCAAGCCACCGTCGAAGGATACGACCCAAGTTATTGTTGGGGCGCCAGAGGGAATGAGGCCCAGAACATCGAGTTCCCAAGCATTGAAGCCCGGCGTCAAGGCCGCGACGGGGGCGGCCGCGGCAGCGAAAGTCGTCGTCGTGCCTGCCAAAGCCGCCGCAATCGCAGCGTTTACTTGCTGCAAGGTTGTCGCCTGAAGAGAGGATGCAGCGTCGGCGTTCAGCGTCAGCGGACCTGTTAGCGTCCCGCCGGCCAGGGCCAAGGCGTTGGTGTTGACCTGATTGACGATCTGGTTGAAGTCCGCCATCACCTGGGTCGCATCGGCGACCTGACCGTTGGTCAGGATGAACGGCAGTGCTGAGACGATGCTCATTGCAGGAGGTACCCCAGCTTCTCGAACTTGAAGTAGTTGTTGCCAAGCTTGACGCCGCCCAGGCAATTCCCGGTGAGCATAAACGAGGCCTGCTTAAACACCAAAGGCTGCGCCCAGGGCACGCTGTATTGTCTCAAGCCGAGAATATTTCCGGACCATAGAGTGGGAGGGCCCCAGTTGAAGGCGTTCCATATCGATAGAGAGCCGACCGACATGATCGAGGCGCTAGCGAACACACTGCCTGATTCGTCCAGAGCCGATACCAGCAGTGTGAAGCCACTCGGCAGGCCGGCCGCGATGGTGGTCTCGACCATGCTGTTCTCAGCCATCTGCTGATTGTCCGGCATCAGCGAGGTCTGGTAAGTGAAGGAGAGTTGCACGCTGTTTTCGACATAGGTGCTCGAAGCCGACACGGCGCCGTCGCTTCTCCATATCGTTCCGGGAAGGCCGATCGGGTGGACGATGAATGTATTGTTCCAGGTCTGGATCAGGCTGGCGGGGAAGGTGTGCGGCCCGCTCCAGACTTTTCGCGTGATGTCGAACCAGTACTCCTGGTTGGGCTGCAGCACTGTCAGCCCATTTTGCACGCTGATCCGGATCGTGTCGGCGTTTGACGCCGCGCAGATCCTGGACGGCTGCACGGCATAGATGAAAGGCACGGTCACCCCGGTCCCGTGGTCACCGATCGGATCGGACACTTCTCCGGAGAAGTTGACGACACGCATCCCTTCCGGCGAGATAAAGGCCAGGCCAAAGTTGGTCGGTGTGATCGATAGCGGCGACAAAGTTCCTGTGGCGACGTTCATCAGGTTCACCGACAGATTGGTCGTGGCCTGGTCACCGGTAATCTGCTGCATGGCCGACACGCCCTGGAAGGCGATAATCGACTGGACGATGCCACCCGTGATTGGCGAGGACAGTGGCAGGGCGCCTAGCGCCGTCGTCCGCAAGCCATTGGCGAAGGTCAAGGCCTGGCTGGCGTTGGTCACGTTGCAGGCCTGCAACGAGTCGGAAAAGACCACCCCGTTCAGCACGGCGTAGTAGGCCCGCCCATTGAACTGGGCCACGCTGACCGGGACCGCCGGCAGATTGTTGATGTTAGTGTCTCCAGCCGCCCACAGCGGCGAGGCCGCCGTACCGCCCGCAATGGTCGTCGCGCCGGCCGCACTGCCGGACGCGGCGGCCGACATGACCAAGGATAGCCCGCCGACAGCGATAGACACCACGGTCGTCCCGGCGGGGACGTCAGCCTTGGTGATGACCTGGCCGGGCTGCACGCCGGCCTGGAGAAGGTTGGTGGCGCTAGTGAGGGTCGTCGTGCCGTTGGTGGTCGTCGTGCCGCTATAGCTGAAGCTGGAGATGTCGAACCAGCCGAACTTGACCGCGCCTCCAGGGAAGCCGGGGTGCGTCACAATGACGCGGGTTCCGACCACGGCCATGATCGGCGGTGTCCAAGCTCCGGTGGTGGCGGGCGACGTCGGCGTATTGCCCGCCGTGATGCCGGTAACGGTCAGGAAGGTGTTGGTCGCGATGTTGTAGACATAGGGCTCGTCGTGACCCGCATTACGAGCGCTGGCGACCATACCGTACTCGATATTGCCGATCACCAGGGCCGCGGACACGAAGCCGGGCGTGTTGAAACCAGGGAAGGCGCTGATCGAGACCGCCGCTGGCCGGGGCACCCAGGCTTTGTCGGTATCAGCAGCCGGGATCAGGTTGGACAGCGACGCCATCGCACCTTCAAAAGCGTCGGACGCGTCCGCCGTGTCCGACAGGCCAGTAGGCTTGAAGGTGTAGGGCGTGCTGTTGCGGAGGGCCATCAGCCGCCCTCGCGCTCTAGGTAGGCGACGATAGCCCTAAACTCTTCCAGCGAGCCGTTGTTCTTCAAGTGGTTGGCTCGGTTCGAGATCACGCGGACATTGTCCTTGGTGTAGCCTTTTTCCGGTAAAATTCGGTCCAAGGAGGGGGACGTTCGATTGTGGGACAACCGACGCCCGACGTCGCACTCTAGCCGTATACCTAGCACAGGGCAAAACTCCGGGATCACGATGTCTTCGGGCGTTAGTGTGAAC